ACTTAAATTATTTTTTTAGATCCTAAGACAAATAAAAATAAGATCGGTGGAGTAATAATAAACAAAAGGAATGGATCTAAAACTACAATTACTTACAAATTAAATAAAGCGATGTCTGGAGAAATTGCTGAGTTTGATGAATTTGATAAAGAAATCTGGAAGTCGCAGGGACCTATAGATGATGTTATGCAAATTGCGGATGATATCTATAAAGATGTCATGAAAGAAATACAAACAAGTGACAGCGATTTTGAAAGACAAATAATTCAAAAATATTCAAATCCAAATTCTGAAAAGACGACAATAAAGAAAACTACACAAGCATTTAGCGATGATAGTTTAACTGCATCTGATAATGCAAAGCTAAATGACATCATGGCAAAATATGTAAAGTAAGACCAAAAATAAATATACTGAAGGTAAACATGGACTCAAATTTTACATTTAGCGATTACGTAGCGATGGTGATGAATAAGGCGTATAACCGCGAGGACATTAATGACACGCCGGCGGTTAGCGACGATTCGGGTCCTAGTCGTGAAATGTTCAATGCAGATCCAAAGAAATGGACTGCTAAGATCATTGACGGCGAAAAGATGCTTTTCTTCAATAATCGTTTTTTGAACATAACGAAATTGAAAGATGCACTTCAGAAAGTCTATAATGACAACGGATATCCGCATTACGGATTCAGCAAACTTGGCGAATCTGAGCTTGTACGATACAAGACGCTTCGTGATATCTTGATGAACGAATTTTTGGACGATATGGGTGAAGATGAACTTGACCCTGAAGAAACTGCCCAGACAATTTTTGATAATGAGGCAAAGGACTTTAACTGGAAGCCAGAACAGTTGACAATGTAGGTAGAAAATGGCGCAGATTACAAATAAGTTACTTGAAGTAAAATTGAAAGTAGATGCTTGGATCATTGAAGAGACTTTGACACGAATGGGTATTCCTGACATCAAGAACAAAGTCTTGTATCAGTCTTGTCATCTTTTGAAGCAGTTCGGTTCATACTACATTGCTCACTTCAAGCAGCTGTTTGTACTTAGCCGCGGTAAAGACGGCTACCCAGGTTTTGGCAACGTTTCGCTAGAAGACATTGAGCGTAGAAATTCCATTGCTTACTGTCTTATCAAATGGAATATGATTGAAGTAGTCAATCCAGAAGAGATTTCTGAACATGCTACTCGCATATTCGTTTTGCCACATGCTGAAAAACATAAATGGCAGCTTATTAAGAAATTTAATGTCAAGAACATTAGCGAAGAATAGAGGTTTTAAATGGCTGAACCACAGAAACAACAGAAAACAAAGACAGTAACTGGCAAAAAGAAGAACGCATTTGTCGCCAATGATTTTGCCAAGAATCTTGGTACATGCGCTGCTATTCGTGCTACATTCAATTTAGGAAATTTCGTTAGAAAGGGAAATTCCGCAAAGGAACTAGCTGCAAATACGAAAATTCCTAACATGGAAGATGTTTATGAAATTGCTTGTGCAGGTTTGCCTGAAGAAGCTTGGAAAGGCAAATCAGTTGATGCGATTTTCAACTATCTTGCAGCAAAGAAGACATTAAATGTTTATAAGGAAGCAGAGAAAAAAGTAGTCGCTCAGAAAGGTGAAGAAATCACTGATGAAACAGTTCTTAAAAATCCAGCTGTAATGAAAGACAGCAGCGGCAAGGCTTACTATCAGAAATTTAAGCGTGAAATGTTTGCTGAATTTGAATCCGGCATTGATGCAGCACGTACTGAACTTATGCAAGGCAAGCCTATTATAGATCCTTACACCAAAGAAAAAGTTGACGCATCTAAAGCATCAAAGATTCTTAATGGCGTTGGAAAGGCTGTAAATGCTGCTGGTTCACAGATTGGCTACATTCTTGGTTTAGATAAGTCAAACAGAGACATCTATTCAAAGATGCTGTTTTCAGTCATTGGCGGTGGTAAAAAACTTTGGGCTGCTGCTAAGAAAGCTGCTGCGACTGCAAAAGCAAAGAATCGGGAGCAAGGTAAAGAAACGCCTGCTGAAACAAAGCCTGAAGAACAGAATAAAGAGGCACCTGCTGAAGAACAGAAAAATGAAACTCCAACTGAAGAGCAAAGGAAAGAACCTGAAGGACAGTCAAACAATCCTGAGGGCGAAGAACCACAGAAACCACAGCAGAAAGCAAAACCTGAACATCAGAAAATGGCTGATGAAATCAAAGATGATATTAGCACATTAGCAGACAATCCAAACCCAGGTAGTTTGAAGACACTAGCTAGTAAAATCAAAAATTTTATAGCTGTAAGTGGCAAAAAAGAAAACGTAAAAGCAACAATTCCACAATATAGAAATGCAGTTAAGGCATTACATGTAGAATCATTCACAGGTAAGTCTAAATCTGAAACTTATTTTGAGATGATACTTGCTGAAGATATGATTGACATGCTTGAAGATGAACAACCATCGCAAGCTACGCAGCAACAGCAGCCGTCAGTCAAATCGGAAATTGCTGCACTTATAAATAAAATTAAAGAACTTGTTTTGATTAAAGACGATAATGAATTCAAGACAGAGTACGATAGATGGATAAATTCAGTAAAAGCATTGGTTGATAAAGCCATAAAAGACAAAGAACTTAAAAAGAAACTGATAAATGAGACAAATCCATTAGATGCTCTTTGTCAGCTACCTGGATATATTCAACAGCAAAAAGTTAATGATAGCTTTGATGCAGAAATTGCGGATGTAGCTAACAAGTTCTTGAACATGCTGCGTGAAAAGTATAAGTAATACAAGAAACCATATTCACTCAATGCACGGAAATAAAATCCGTGCATTTCTTTTTTCTTCTAAAAATAGTTATATTTTAACTAGAGGTAGAATATGAAAAAGCGAGAATTAAAGCAATCAATTACAGAGATGATAGCGCTGTTTAACTCAAAGGATCCTGATGCGATAATGAATAACCTTCACATGACATGGTCACAGTTATTTTCAGTCAATGTCAATAAGCAAGTGCTTTCGTGCTTGTTTTACTGGAACATCGTCAAAAAGCGAGATGATTTGCTGGAGTTGATTGTTGATGTAAAAGAAGACGAAAATTTTGACTACATTTACGACAAAGTTGCGGACATTTGGGAGAAAAGGGCTAGAAAAGAGATTGACGAAGCAATCAAGGAGATTGAGTCCATACCTATTGAAGATCTCAAATAAATAAAATAAACAATAGGTATTGAGTATGGTTAACATGAGTCCAGAATATTTTGGTAAGCCGGGTTTGATTCCGCCAGGTGACTATTGTCACCCGCACCACCGTATACCCAATGATGTGGAACATGCTTTTGTCGTTCCGCCTGGACATGAGTGCTGTCCAGATGATGAGCCTGAATGCGTTTGTGTTACTTCAGGCGATGTAGCTAACTGGAACCAAGCCTATGAAACAGTTTCAGGCATTTCTCCTGAAGACTGGGCTAAATTTGCGTCAGGCGCAAGTGCCTATGGAGAAATTGCTTCCAGTGCAGATAAGTGGAATGAAACATACGGATTAGTCCAAGAAGGCAAGCCTCGTTGGGATCAGATTTCAGCCTTTGAAATGGCACTTACTTCTGCATGCGACGAATTGACTTCTGCTATCAACACTAAAGCAGACAAATTTTACGTAGATGATAATTCTATTGAAGGCGATGGTACTAGCGCTAAGCCTTATGGCGTTCGTAACTATCAGCAGTTGTTCATGAGTCGTGAACTTCTAAATTCAATTCTTAGACACTTTAAGCAAGTAAACGACGAGAATTATCCACAGGTTATTACACTTGCAGAAAGCAGTGCATATTCTGGATATAATGTTCCGTTCCCAGCAAAGGAAAAAGATCCTCCTTGGATTTCCGATGCGATGGCTTGGTGGGTAAATGCCTTTGATTATCGTTTTAATGACAATGATTTGACTGATGCTTCGCAGTGGGCAAGCATTGAGCATAACTGGTCAGCAATTCAAGAGCTTTGGAAACGCATTGGCGGTTACGGTTCTGCGATAGCAGTTATTGAAGAACTCGTCAAGGAATGCGTTAAGTATCAGAGCGGTGAATACATTAAAGTATCACAACTTTCAGATGATGTTTATAAGATTGACCTTGACCAAAAAGCCGTTGATAAAATGGACAAAGGCGTTTCTGCATACGATGAGGTCAATGCTCTTAAGAATAAGATTGTAGAATACAAGTGGTCAACATCAGGAGCAAATCCTGCTGCGTGTGTAGGCAATAACATTATTTGGTTTAATGAGGACTAAATGGAAGCTATCTTGACGACAATTTTGAATAGTGGTAATGTTGTGGCAATCGTTTGCTTTATCATTTGCTATCTTGTGATATACTTTCAGCGTAAGAATACCGCTGCTGCTCGAGACGCGGCGACTATGGCGCTGGAACAAGAAATTGCCAAACTTAAGACGGAGAAAGAGCTCATGAAAAAAGATATAGAAAATCTAAAGAACGAACACTCCGATATTAAAGAAGACGTTAAGGAGATTAAGACAACACTTCAAACTATGGCTTTAGCACTTGAGCGTCTCGCTACTACGTCTGAATTGACCAATAAGAAAGGAGCTAAATAATGTTTAGAGATTTCGTGAATGAAAGCAAAGAGTTCGGTAAGCTAGAGGACAATCCTCTCATCTACACGCTCGTTATCGCAAAGCTTGCGAATAACTGCCCTGATGAAACAAAGAAGGACGAAGTTCTTAAGAAGGTGATTGAAAAGGCTGAAGTTGTCGCAAAGCAGTTTGACACAAAGGCGCTTAAATCAATCTACTCACCGATTGGTCTGTTCGGCGTATTTGAAAAAGCAAACAAAGCAGATCTTAAGACGTACATTTCACAGTACTATGAATCATTTGAAACTGAAATCGCAAATGCAGAAAAATCGTTTGCGGAGGCTTTTAAGATTCATCAAGCCTTCAAAGAGTTAAAAGACAGTGATGAATTTAAAGATTTTCTAAAGAGTTTATAAATAATTTAGAAAAAGGTTTTAGGAGATAGAACATGGGAAAAACAGTAACAAAGAAGAATCGTAAAAAGTTGAGCCTTTCTGAAGGATTCCTTGACGGAGAGGAAGCACCAATCCAGTCACCAGAAAACACTGAGCCGGAACTTCCAGAAGAAGGCGTTCCTGCTAACGACGATCCTGATAACGATCCCGCTGAAGAACCAGTAGAAGGTGGCGAACCTGCTCCAGAAGAAGGCACATCGGAAGAGTCACATGCAGAAGAAACCGGTGTTGAAGGCGCAAGCGATGATGACGTTAAACGTGACCAGCTTGACGCATTGCAGACATTGACTACTGCAGTTCAGGAACTTACCCAACAGATTAAGGATATGCAAGCAAATCAGGAACAGTCTGCAGAACCTGCTGCTGAGCCTGCACCAGCTGAGCCTTCCTTGGAAGAACCTCCTGCCGAACCGGAAGGAGAGCCTGAAGGTGGTGAACCTGAGGGAGAACCAGAAGGCGAACCTGAATCAGAAGACGGAGAAGAAAAGCCAGCTAAGTCACATGACGATTTTGATGGCGAAGAAGAAAATTCCGAAGAAGATGAGAACGAATTGCCGCCAGAAAGCGCAACAGTTGAATCTGTAATGAAGGAACTTTGCGAACCAGGAAAGATCTTGAATGAAAACAGCAAATACATGACTGGAAAGATTTATCAGCATCGTTTTGATAAACTCGAACCAATTATCATGGCACTTGTCAAAGCCAAGATTAAGAACCGCGTTGATGGAGCACGTAAAGAATTCCGTGCTCAAGTATTCAAGCAGCAGTACGGCGACGGCGAATAATTCATAAAGTTCTAAAACCTGAGAGCGGTAGCGTTTTGCTACCGCTTTTTCCAGCCTAATAAATATTTTTATGGAAGAACAGTTCAAAACATTGTGCGATACATTTAACATCAAGCCTACCTCTGAAGAGAAGGTTAAAGAAGAACTTACCCCGCAAGTAGTTCAAGATTTGCGTGCTGAACGAGAACAAGAAGAAAACGATGATGAAAAGAAAATCGTTACTTGGAAAGGTCAGAAGTATACGCTAAAGCATTTGAAACTGCTTGAGACAATGTGGCAAGAGAAGATACACGCCGACGGCGATGTTCTTGAGACTCTTCGCCAGATGTGTAAAGTTGGCGCTGCCCCTCGTTACTTTGAAGTCTATTCTTCATTGTCTAGCACACAAGCATCGCACTTGAAGGAACTGGAACAGTTAAACAAGATCATCACTGATTATCAGGTTCAAGAAACACGTGAAGAAATGCAGCGTGCTAATATGGAACAGAAAGAACGCCTTATGCAGCTTAGAGCTGACCAAGGCGCTAACGGCGAAGGCGGTGGCGATACTTACATTCAGAACAATATGATCTTTACTTCATCGCAGCTCCTTGACATGGCTGAAAAGGCAGAAAAGGAAGCGATTGAAATTGAAAGTCAGATAGAACCAAAATTTAACTTAGAGTAGGTAATGCTTTATTCAGTTTTTTATAAGATAGAAAATCGTGATAAGTTCTTTTCGCGTTTCTGCAAGAGATATATAAAAACAACAGACGAGTCGCTTTACGAAAGTATAGTAGACACAAATGAAGAACTAATGGAACTTATTGTCAAGATGATTCTTGACGAAGACCAAGAAAATTTAATGTGTCTATTGGCAAAGCAAAACTCAAAGAATGCACGAATTTTCTTTGACTACTTTACTGGTTCTAAAACAAAGCACTTGAAGAAATTGGATATTGTAAAGGCAGTAGCTGCCTATTTTAAAAAGGAGAAACGAATGAAAGACATTTCTGAATTTATGTGCGAAAGGGTCAAGCCTATTAAGCTCACAGAATTTAAGTATGTTCCATTCAAGTTGACAGAAGCAGATGAAGAACCTGATTTCGGCGAAACCGATACTGGAGACGCTGGAGATTTTGGTGATGATGCACCAGCCGATGACGCTGCATTTGGCGATGACTCTAGCTTCGGTGATGATGGCGGATTTGGTGGTGACGACGGCGGTTTCGGCGGCGATGGTGGAGATCCGTTCGCTGAAGAAGGCGATGAAAACATTGATGGCAGCCAGAATAACGATGAACCGAATGAAGACGATCCTTATGATCTCGCAAATCATGAAGATGATCCTGACTTCGCTAACAACCAGAAGAAAGGCGAACTTGGTGAACCTGTTCCGAATGGCGCATGCGTCCTTGACGTAGACGGAATCATGAAGTCGCTTAACGCTATCATTGAAGCACTTCCTGACATTGAACTTGCTGAGATTGATGCAGTTAAGAAGGTCATCACAATCGTTTTCAACGGTAAGTTGCTAAAGGACGAAGATGTAATCTTCCAGAATCCGAAGAACGCTACTTATTTGCTCAAGAAAGTCGGTGAAAATGTTGATGAACGTACTTATCGTTACTTGGTATTGAAGATCAAGCAGGCACTTACTAAGCTCCGTGATGCTCGTAAGGAAGAACTTGCCAAGATGAAGAACGATACTCAGAACGTTCGCAATACTCTTGCTGACATAGATAAATAAGTTAGAATTTGAATTGATGTGAGGTTATTATGCTAAGTGCCAGAACGAACGATGGCAAAGACTTAGTTCTTATCATTGCGGCTGACAGATCAGGATGCAGTCATTATCGCCTTAGATGGAACTCTCTGTTCTTGGGCGCTTATGAGCATCTTGGCTTCACGCCAATCGTATTGCCTTATCCAACATTTGACGCATTCTACTTGTCAAGGGCTAAGGCAATTATTTTCCAGCGACCTGTTCATGATGACAAGATAGAATTTGTACGCCGTTACAAGACTATTCAGCCTAAGTACGGCTATAAGATGATCTTTGAAACAGATGACCAGGTTTTCTCTATTGATGGCGAAGTTCTGCCAGAATACAACACAGCAAGCCGTGGTTTCAATAAAGATGAAGTAGACAAGAACTGTGCTATGATTCTTCCGTGGTTTGATGAAATCGTTGTCTCGACAGAATATCTTAAAGAACAGATTGAAAAGAAGTTTGATGTTCATAACGTCACTGTGATTAAGAATGTAATTCCACGCTTCATGTGGAGTTTCCCTCGTAAAAAAGACATCACTGAGGATCTTAAAAAACCGACGATTCTTTATTCTGGTTCTCCTTGCCACTATCAGAACCCAGTGCCGAAGTGCTCGATGTTCCCAAATGGTCTGCCTCCTCTTAAAGGCGACTTTGACAACGTCTGGCTTGATTGGGTAATTAAGAATGTCAGAGAGCATAAAATCAACTTTGTCGTAATGGGCGGTTTGCCTTGGTTCTTTGAACCTATCAAGGACGAAATCTACATCTGTCCTTGGGTAGATACAAACTCATTCCCACGTCAGGTGATGGACTTGAATGCTGACTTCTGTATTGCTCCTCTTGTAGAGAATTCATTCAACAAGTGCAAGTCAAGCCTTCGTTTCTATGAATCTTGCGCTTCTGGAATGGTCTTTATGGGAACGGTCTTCAAGGACTCGCCATATCGTGATGCACATCCAGATTCTCAAGTAAAGTTGAACTGCACATATACTGAACTTGATGAGCAGTTCTGGAAACTTTGCAAGAAGGAGAACTATAACAAGGTTCTTAACTGGCAGTATTCATTTATCAACACAAGCGGAACTTGGCTTGAAAGTGACAAGCACGTCAATCAGTGGCTAAATATGATTGACAATCAGTCAACAAGAAAAGATCTGATTTAAGATAAATAATACATGGAGAATTTAGAAGACTACGCATTGAATGAAGCACTACGTATCAAGTGGGTAGTGCGTAACGGCAAAAGAGTAAAGAAGTGGGTCACTACTAAGAAAGGTCGTTATCGTGTTGCTTTTGACAAAGACGGTAACCCTAAGGAAGTAAGAATCACTGCTACTGAAAGACGTAAACGTAAAATTGGTCAGCGCCGTGGTAAACTCAAGAGAAAGTCAAGAATCGGTCTTATTGAGTTGAAACGTCGCAGATCTTTTATTGCTCGTCGTAATGTTGGTCTTCAGCACTATAACAAGAAATTGCCGGATATCGTTTTTTCTCGTGGTCCAGATGGACATCTTCCAAAGTTTCAAGGACCAGATGAAGAAAGAACGATTCATCCAAATATGAAGGAGAGCCTTTTACTTGAGGCTCCTCATTCGTATCTTTTCACAGACGAAAACGGTGATGACTGGTGCTTTGATTTCTTCTCGGAATTAGTGAACGATTCATCTTGGCTTGAACAGGTCATTGACATCTACACAAAGAATGAACTTATTTCAATCAATCCAGACTACAGAGAGCAGGGCGGCGAGATTTACGAAATTGATGATGACATCAAAGCCCAGATAACTGACAATCTTATGGACAACATCGAGTTCATCAACATGGCAGCGCATGACTTTGTGCTTGCTGATGACGCATTGAAGATAAGATTCAGAAATTCAGTTCCTGCTAAGCTTTATGCAAAGATGCTGCCAATGATAAACGTCTTCACTGCAAAATTGAATAAATAAGGTAGAGGCAATAAATGAATTTCAGTCTTTTTAACCCGCTATCACCAAAGTTCTTACAGGTACTTCCTGACAAAGTACAGACTCGTGAGATGACCGCCAAGCTGAACTCTTACGGCGTTGGCGAAGACACACTTGATTTAAGCAAGTACATTAGAGGCATTACGGGTCAGGCGGCTCCGGCCTACCCTTTCGAGCAAAACAACATAATCTTTGATACTGTCTTTTCTTCTAAGAGACAGCGTATCAACTTCTATCGTAACATGGCTTTGTACGCCTTCGTTAAGAAGATGTTGAATATCATTGTTGGTGAATGCTGCTCAAGAACAGTGACTGGCGAAGTCGCTAAGTTTGACATTGTAGAGTCGCAGAAGAAGTATTTTACGAACTCCGAATTTGACTCATTGAAGAAAGAATTTGACTGGGTTATCAACAGTGTAATTAAGAAGTCAGAAGTAAAGGCTCTTTTCCGTAAGTGGCTTATTGACGGTGAAATCTTCCTTGAAATCTGTCTTAATGATGAAAAGAACTGTGTCGCTGGCATTAAGGTACTTCCGCCTTACTGTACGCTTTGCGTCTATGAAGAAGGTGTTCTTACTGGATTCGTTCAGGATCCATCGCTTGTTGACCCAAGCTTCGCAAAGAAGGAACTTAAAACGTTCACCCGTAATGAGATTGCGTACGCAAATTACGGTAAGTATTATGGCAACAACCTTAACGATGTTAGAGGACATCTCGAGGCCGCTATTAAGCCTATAAACCAGCTTCGCGCTATTCAAGATGCACAGACTGTGTATTTCATTGTCCGTGCTCCTGAAAAGAGAATCTGGAAGATCTACGGCGGTCAGATGGCAACCTCTCGCCAGCCTGAATACTTGCAGCAGATTATCAGCCAGTATCGTAGAGACTTGAATCTTGACCCAACAACTGGTCTTGTAGTTGGTTCTGCTAATACACAAGCAATGACTCAGGATATCTGGTTCATGCAAGACAGAAACGGACAAGGATCTTCTGTTGAAACATTGAAAGGATCTACCGAGTTCAATGGCGCTCAGGACGCTATCAGCAGTTTCAAAGAAGATGTCGCTGACGCTCTTGAAGTTCCAGGCACTCGCTGGAAAGGAGAACCTGGTTCTTCTCAGTACGTTCAAGGTCTTGATGGTTTGAGCCTTGATGAAAGCCAGTTCCAGAAACGTTGTCAAGAATTCTCTGAACGTTTTGCTGATGTTATAATGCAGATTTTCATGGTTCAGTTGCAAGTCGCTGGCTATGAAGAAAAGTACCTTGATTCTGCTCTTTATGAAATTTCCCTTATCCCTGCTACTGACACTGTTCAGTTCAGAGCTTTGGCTATGGCAGAAAAGAGAACAGGTATTCTTGGAACTGTTTCTACTATGCTTCCAACTCGTGGCAACATTAAGGACGATTCAGATGAAGCACCGCCAATCTTCGCAAAGCAGTTCGTATTTGAAAACATGCTTGGATACAAGACTGATGAATGGAAGAAGAACGAAGACATGCTTGCAAGAGAAATTGCAGAACTGAAGAAGAAAGTTGAGGCTGCTAAGGCAGAAGGTGGTGATGAAAGCGAGGAAGTGGAAGAGGGAGACATGGATTATTAACTCCATGTATAAATAATAAAAAGTATAAGGAGAATTTTTCATGGCTGTACAAAACATGTCGGTATTCACTACCAAGTTGAAGAATAAGCCAGACCTTGTCAAGTCTTGGCTATTCCTTGTGAATTTCAAATTTGACAATAAAGACCTTGAGGATGTTCTTGAACCGGAAGACATGCTTTTGCAGGCACGTACTGGTTCTATTCCTGGTAAGACTTTTGGTGAACTTGTTACCGAGTTCATGGGCTCAAAGCTCGTCTACCCAGGCAAGGCAACCGTTGATGGTACTTTGACTATTCGTTTTGATGAGTTCCAGGATATGAAGATTGGTAAGATTCTTCATAGATGGTCTAACCTTCTTTATAATCACACTCAGGAAGATGACGTTGATGCAAACGGTTCAACTGGTGGTGCAGTTTCTAACTATCTTCAAGACTATGCTGCTACAATCACCATTGACATCTATGACTCGACTCTTGAAAACAAGCTCCCGATTTCTTACAAGTTCAAGTTCTGCTGGCCGAAGGAAATTTCTCCTGCTGAACTTGATATGGAATCTGAAACCAAGCTTGCTCGTTCTGTCCAGTTTAGATATTCAACATTCAGCGTTGTCGGCAATGACTAAGAGGCAATAAATGGCACAGAATCTAGATGAATTTCTTAAGAACACAGTGGAATCAGTGCACGATTTGAATGAAAGCACTGTTTCCATTGGACAGACTGATAGCATGAAAGGCAATCAGTGTTGCGGACCGCATCATCACGATTACATTCTTTGGGATCCTGCACAGGGTTGGGGTAAGACTGGTCCTGCTCTTGATGAACCAAAGAAGGATTCTATTCATGCCGCAATGCATGAACATATGATCGTTGATGGCAAGGTTCTTGAATCTTGCGGGCATACACATGAACTTCTTAAGCCTATCTACACAGGCGAACATTCTGCATTTACTCCACAGGCGGTGCAGGTTAAAGAGGTTGAAGACTAATGGAAGGCGAAGCAATTTCACAACCAGTAGCACAGAATCCTGAGAATCAGAAGATCGCTGATGATTTCCTCAGTTTTCTTGCGAGCACAATAGACAATGAGTGCGAAAAGCTCTATACTTTCGCACTTGATGCGCTTACATTCGCAAACAAAGTTCAGATCTGGCATTGGACTTGTGGAAGCGGATTCCATCATACGCACTTTGAAGAAATCTATGATGCAATCCGTGACTTTGCTGATAAGCTAGTTGAAACGGTCTTGTCTATGGGATATGAATTTAAACTTCAGTCAAAGTCATATCTCATCAACGATGAAAAGTATGATTTGTCTGCCGCTCTTCGTAAGTTGCAGGCATTCCGTGATGAACTTGAACAGTATAAGAAACAGTATTCTTCAAAGATCTCGCTAGAAAATCTCTTCGCAGACACTATCGAGAAACTTGACAGAGAACTTGGTCTTATTAAGAATTTTTCATAAGGAGCAAAAATGGATTTTACATTAGATGAAGCAATTAGAAAATTACAGAATGCGGGTCTTATCGTTGAAGATACCGAAACTGATGACGATGAATACTGGGATGAGTATAATAAAAGAAGAGGTGTGAATAAGAAAACATTTGACAATCAGTATCATTTTGATTCATACGAATACCACAGAAAAACACGTGATATGTACGCTAAAATTGCGATTGGCAGATTAACTAATCTTATTCCTTTACTTAGAGATGCAGGAATTGAAGTTGGTGAAGTCAAATCAGATCTTACTGTTGGCGGACGTGGCGCACATGTAAAACTTCCAGTAAAAGTCAAAAGAAAGTATAAAGGCGAACGTCCTAAATATGTTGAACTCATTGGGAGCAGACGCTTAAAAGATTATATCTATACCGTCTGCGATAATATAGGCGCAATTCTGGTGGAGCTTGACACTCCTGAGGAAGTTGTAGAATTTCTCGCTGGGTTGAATTAAAGACATAATTAGGTCTACGTCAATAAAACCGGAGGTTCGTCCTCCGGTATTTTTGTGACTTCAAAACAAGAATTTTTACCTACCGCATTGAGATAAATAAAATAAGAGAAGGATTTTAAACGCCTCTCGTTGTTGAAAAGTAAATTGGAGGAAATAGAATGGAAAAGATTATTGAAAAACTTTCTGGTGTCCTTTCTCCAGAGGACTTGAATGAAGTAAAGGAATCATTCGAGAAAGCTGTGGACGAAAGAGTACAGGTAAAACTTACTGAAGAAACCAAGAATCTTGCCAAGAAAGCTGACGAATTCTGTCAGAAGAAAATCCAAGAAGCAGTTGATAAGAAGACTGCCGAGTTGGAAGCTCTAGCCAATAAGTATTGTGAAATGCGCTGCACTAGTATTGCTGAAAAGGCACAAAAGAAGATTGATGCCCAGCAAAAGAAACTTGAAGAAGCAGCTAAGCAGTATATCTTCGAGAAGTCTGAAGAAAACTTCAGGGCTCGTGTTGGCGAAGAGATTGAAAACTTCGAGCAGGAAATGCTTGAATGCTTGGATCTTTGGCTTGAAAAGACTATTTCCGAAAAGATCAGTCCAGATCTTATCAAGAAACAAGCTGTTAACGAAACCTACGAACCGATCATCAACGTTATCAAGAACGCATTCCAAGATCAGTTCGTACCGCTTGACACTAGTGGATCTGCAAAGATTCGTGAAGCCAAGAAAGAGCTTGCTGAATTGAAGGAATCTCTCAGACTTCAAGTTGAGTCTGGTATGAGCCTTTCAAAGAGATTGGACGAAGCTGAAAAGAAGGCACTTATTGCTGAAAAGACTCGTGGACTTAATGACCAGCAGACTGCTCGCGTTAAGAACATGTTTGAAAGCAAGTCATACGCAAACACTAAGAAAGATATTGATTCCTACATCACTATTCTTAACGAACGTGCTCCTGCTATGAAGCGCCCTGCTGCACAGCGTCTTTCGGAAAATCACAGACTTAATTCTCATGCTTTGCACGTAGAAGATGAAACCCAGGACATTTTGACCGAAAAGTTCCATCCGAAGCAGCAAATGAGCGCAAATGATTTCTTGTTGAAGTCAGCTGCCGCTTTTACAAGAGAAAATTAAAAAAGAAACGAATAAATAAAATAAAATGATAAAGCAATTTATCAGTTTTGATTTTTAACACTCATTTGGAGGAAATCAGAAAATGGCAAAGATCAGAAAAGAAGTTGTTGACTACTGGTCTCAAGTAGACGAAGGTCTATCAGTAGCTGACATCAAGAACCGTTATATTAAGGAAAACGTTGCACAGTTGATGGAAAACCAGTGCACACAGGATATCTATTCTGGCGCATTGCTAGAAGACTTTGGTATCGGTGTTGGCGCTCCAACTGGTGCTGACCAGGGTATCCCACATGGCGGTGACGCTAAGGCAGTTTTTGCTCCAGTTTCACTTGCACTCGTTCGCCGTGTTTATCCGCAGTTGTTTGCTAACGTTCTTGTTGGCGTTCAGGCAATGCAGGGACCTGTAGGCTTGGCATACGCAATGCGTACTGTTTACAAGGACGAACTCGACAAGGGCCGCGTCGTTGAAGCAGCATGGAAGGACGTGCCGGAATATTCTGGCTTCACTGGTTCTCAGCATGGTACTCATGGTCCAGCTGACAGCGGCCTCGGTGTAGAAACTCAGGAAGCTGAAAAGTGGTCAGTTAACAACCACGACGGATACGGCAAGATTCCAGAATTGGCAATCATGTTCAGCCGTCAGCCAATCGTAGCCCGCACTCGTAAGATTGCATCAAGCTTCTCTCTTGAATCTATTGACGATATCAAGAAGATGCAGGGCGTTGACATGGTTAACGACATGGTTAACACTCTCCAGTATGAACTTACTGCAGAAATTGACCGTGAAACCATCGCACGTTGTAAGGCATTGACTAAGGTCAAGACCCTCAAGCCGAAGGAAGAATCAACTGACCGTGACGATTGGACAGGTCGTTGGTCTCAGGAAAGAATCTCTAACATCATCACCCACATTATCGCAGCATCTAACGATATTGCTATCGCAACTCGTAAGGCTCCGGGTAACATTGCTGTTGTATCTCCGGCTGTTGCTACTGCATTGCAGTCTTCAACCCAGTTCTTCAACAAGATTACCACTGATGTAACTGGTTCTACCGCAACTGCTGAAGTTGGTACTTTGAACGGCGGTTCAATTAAGGTATACCGCGATGCTTACGCAGTCAACCACGGTGTTGATAACTGTGAAGTTCTTATCGCTTACAAGGGCGCATCTAACGATGATGCTGGCGTGGTATTCTGCCCGTACGTAACCGGCGTAGTTAACCAGGCTATTGACCCGAACACCTTCTCACCAAGAATCGGTATCATGACCCGTTACGCATTTGCGAATAATCTCCTTGGCGCAGATAACTACTATCGCACCTTGAAGTTCGAAGGTCTTGACAAGAAGATTGCTGGTGACGTATACTAATCTTTAACCGATAAAGGAGAAAATTAGAAATGAAACCTACAGTTCAAGCACCGGAATTTTATCAGGTTGGTAACGATTACGTTCAGGCACCGCTCGACAAGTTCTTCAAGACTGGTTCGGCATTTAGCGGTTACAATCCTGACGGATCTGTTTACCAAGATGATACTTACCGTGACGGTATCTACCGTCAGTTGTCAGATGAGTTGGTCAACGGAGCATACTCAGCAGATCCATTCAAGGATCCGTCTGGCTTCAACAAGCGCACCGTCCTTGTTGACCCAATGGCTCCAGTTCCTACTTACACTTCTGGGGACACTGCATACTCTGTCGCAGACGTTGTCTACGGCATTGGACCAGACGACGCAGCTGGTTCTGCAGTAAAGCCAAACAAGAAGGAATTTGACGCTTAATCGGCTAGTTAAAATTCCCAAGCCGTGAGGTTCTGCCTCACGGCTTTTTTGTGTAATAAATATAGAAAATCAATTTGAGGTGAATTTATGCAAAGTACAAAACTTCCTGCTGGCGGCGATCTCAACGCGATGACCGCACAGCTTTTAGCACAAGAAGAAGCAATTAAGAATGAAGCAGCTGCAGAACTTGGCACTCCGAAACAGGCAGTAATTCCGAAGAATGCAGTAATGGTAAACGCTGACATGCTTCCTTCAAAGGGCCGTGAGTACAAGTGTCCGATGTACGTATCTCCGCTTGACCCAATTGACCTTAAGAATCTTAACACCATGAAACCTGAAAATGCACAGGCTAGAATCAACGGCGTGCTTTTTAACAGAGTACATGGCGTGCCTTATAAGGACATTCTGCAGGGCGATAAACTTTGGCTGTTGTTTTATATCAGATCCGTCACGTATGACGATTTTCCGATCTTTATTAAGTACAAATGCAAGGACTGCGGCAAGGCAGGCATTTATAAAGCAACTATCAATAAGTTGAACGTCGCTTACTTGGCAGATGACTTCAACAAGACACTTGAACTTCCGCACTCAAAAGACGTATTGACTTTGCGTCTTCCAACTATCCGTTCTGAAGACCGTGCTAATTCAGTTAAGAACAATCAGCAGATTAAGATTCCGCTTGACCCAGATATGATTGACTTGACTGTCTATCTTGAAGAAATCAACGGTGAACGAGTCAATACTTTAGACGCATACAACTATCTCAAGTCACTTGACGCCTATGACTTCTCAGTCTATACGAACTATCTCCTTGAAAACAACTTCGGTATTCTGCCTAACATCAAGATTCCTTGTGATTGCGGCAATACCGTTGTTGAAGAAATTGGATTTACTCCTGATTTCTTCCTTCCAAACTTCAGCAAGTACAAAGACTTGTAATAGCGACTGCCGGTGGTTCTCCCACCGGCCTTTTTGTGTATAAATATAAAAAGATAAAGGAATCTTTATGGCTTTTAATACACATTACACACGCTTTACATATCAGCAGATGATTGAGGACTTTACCAATCGTCTTCGTTCTGATGAGAAATTTAAGAAGTTGTCAGCAGCATCTATCTACCAAATGTTTATGGAGATGCTTACTGGCACTATTGACATGACGAACTTCTACATGCAGCGCGTGGCAGAAGAAAGTTTCATGCATACCGCTAAGCTAGATTCTAGCATTATCAAGCATGCAGCCACTTTGGGCTATTCACCAAAGAAACCGACTCCTGCAGAAGTTGAAGTAGCAATCGTTCTTAGAGGACCACTCCCTGCAGAACTTCAAGCAGGCGCTACTGTCTACTTCTCTCAAGAAGATGTTAAGTTGTCTTTCAACGGCAACCCATACATTCTAGCAACTGACTATTCATATACGTTCACTGCTGAGGACATTAATGATGGACGCGATAATTCATCGTGGTCAAAGACTATCGTTATGTCTAAGAAAGCAGAAAACATGAAGTGGTTGCCGCTTGCAGGAATCAAGTATTACAAAGCCGGAGATGTCCAACCAATCAAGGCTTACCAAGCTGAATTTGCTGATGTAGAAATCAAAGGCGTTTCAAATCTCCGTAAGCTCGGAAAGAATTATCAGTTCTATGACATTAACGATCTTGAGTTCTCAAACTGGTTTGGTAGACGAGATCCTAGCTCATACAACTATGGACGTTATATAAAGCATTCTGGCTATACCAAGATTGGTATCGGTAAGACTAAGGACGAAGCGTTCAATTCAGATGGTTCTAATCTTTATGACATTGAAGACTATTCTATCTTCTTGAACCCAGATGTTCTTGCTAACGATATGCCTAAGAGCCCATTGAAAGTCTGTGCTGTAACGACTAACAGCGACAAGACTACTCGCATTCAGTTCGGCGATGGCATTCTTGTTGATAACGGTCTAAGCGTCAATTCAGACAACATCTACGTTCGTTATTTGAAGACTCGTGGCGCTACTGCAAATACTGTCGGTACTACAGGCAGTATGTTCCAGTGCTCAACTGATTTCTTCGCTACTCAGGCTGGATCTATCGTTGACATTTCTTCAAACGTTCAGATCCTTTTGAACAGCGACATTACTGCTGGCGCTGATTTTGAATCTGCTTTGAGCATCAAGAATCATGCACCGCTTTACTATGCCGCCGCGGGTCGTCTAATCACCAAGAACGACTTTGAGTCATACTTCACTTCTTTGACTACTCCGATTAAGGTAAAGAACGCATCTGCTTGGGGTCAAGATGAAGTTGAAGCTCTTGGCACAAATGGCACAGTCACATACAAGTATCTTCAGAATGTCGTTCTTTACTGCTTGGCAGCAAGTACTTACAACATCAACGGAAAGTTGAACTCTGTTCGTAATGTTCTTGATGATGAAGATGAAACCTTTGGCGCATTCACTGTCTATGGCTCTGGAACGAAATATCTTGAGCATTTGACTGACTACATCAAGTTGCTTCTTAGCACTAAGTCTTTTGATACGCAGCAGTACGCAAAGAACCCGTCACAACAGTGGCAGAAGAACGTAAAGAAGATCCGTGAGAACGTTCAAGACAAGATGCTCATCGGAACTAAGCTTTACTCTATGCCGCCATTCGTTCAGTACTTTGACGTAGTTGGAACTGTCGAGGTTGACTCGCTTTCTAAGTTGCAGCAGTACAAGATTGACGTTGAAAACAAGATTTATGAATGGCTTGACGAAAGCACTACCTTTAGAAAACCAATCTATAAGGCAGACATTATCAAGTTCTTCAATGAACGCCCTGAGACTAAGTCAGTGAACCTTGACATCAAGGTTTCAGAACTTATCAAGAGCGACAAGTCTACGTTCTCGTTTGCAGTTGGACCAAATTCTGGTCTTTACTCAATCAACCGTAACTTGCCTGGTGCTCCTGACAGAGATTACATTGATAAAGATGAAGGCTGTTATCAGAACTATAACACAATCACTATCCCGAAGACTGACGCTAACAATGCGTCTATCAGCGTTGATGCGTTTAAGAATAAGAACATCATCGTTTCATTGAATAATGGTGGTACTGAAGTAAACAAGTTCCAATTCACTCCTTATGAAGTGTCTGAAACTTCAACCAACTTCATTCTTTCAATGTACGGATATCAGACAAGCCAAGTTCAACAGATTGCCGATGACGCAGTATTCTACATCAGCGTTGCGGGTAGTGCAGATTTTGCTTCTACTTCAAACTTGTCAATTTCTAACGCTGCTGCTTATGGACTTGACGCTAATCAGACCGAAGCAGTTATTGCTGATGTAAAGGAATGGATGAATGCATGTAAGCCTGCACTTACGCAAGCAGAT